CTAAAACTACCAACAGGTACAACTGCACAAAGACCTACAGCGTCTAGAGGAAAAACAAGATATAATACAGATTTAAATACATTCGAAGGCTACGACGGTTCTAACTGGATTGTGCTAAACGGTGTACAAGACTTAGATGGTAATACAAAGATTACAGCAGAATTAACTCCTGGAGCAAACGACAATATTATAAGATTTAATGTTGCAGGAGCAACAGTAGTAGATGTTAACAGTACAAGATTAAATGCTCCACAAGTTACAGTTGATAACATTACAATAGATGGTAACACTTTTACATCAGCTACAAATACAAATATAGAAATGGCACCGGCAGGAACTGGTAAGACTCTTTTTAATAATACAATTAGTATTAAAGATAACACAATTAAAAACGAAGTAAATGATAGTGTCACACAATTTGCTACAACTGGAACAGGTTATGTAAAATTTTCAGGTACTAGTGGATTAGTTATTCCTCATGGTACTTCACTAGAACGCCCACCTTTTGTAAACAGTGAAACTGGTATGATGAGATTAAATACAGCAGAGCAAAGAGTAGAAATATTTGATGGAACAAGTTGGGTATCTGTTGCAGGATCTGCATCAGGTATTACAACAGCAGACGCAGAAGCTATTGCGTTAGAATTGGTATTAAGTTTAGGATAATAGTATGGCAACGTTTTTTAGAAGTAAAGTATTAAAAGATGTAGGAGTAGTTAAGACACCGGGTATTGTATGTGATGGTTCTACAAGATCAACAATTATTGGTGTTAGTCTTACAAATCTACTTCAATCTAATATTTTTGTTAATATTTTAGTAGCAGATGATACTAGTGTTGAAGGATTTTATTTAAAGGATGTAGTGATACCACCTAATTCAAGTTTAAAACCATTAGGCCCTGCTGAAAAAATAATCTTAGCACCTAACAACAGTATATCTTTTCAATCAAATGAAAACGATAGTTTAGATGTTGTAATAAGTTATGTGGATATTGTATAAGGATAAGTTATGGCAAATTATTTAGGAACAAGTGCAGATCATATTATTGGTTCATTCCAAAATAGATTTTTTTATGGATTACGTAGAACAGACGAAGGTGAACTTTTTATAGGTAAAGTGGATCAACTTAAAAATGATGATTCACTAACTTTAAACAAGCCAGGAGATCCTACACAAAATTATCCAGACTTTGCTGAAGGACAAGATTTTTATGAAGGTAGAGATGTAAACAAAGGACTTGTTTACGAAAATTTAAATTATGAACAGTTTCGTTGGGATGATCGAAATATAAGTTATTACATAAATTCAGAAGGTGAATTAGTAGCAAGAGTAGGACAAACTCATACATACGATGACGGTTCATCGTCAAGCGGATAGGATAATATAATGGCAGACTTTAGAATTGATAGAATTAGATTTCGTTGGAAAAATACTTGGGCAGGAGCAACTGCTTATATCAAAGATGATATAGTAATTTACCAAGGTAAGTCTTTTGTATGTTTAATTGGACATACATCTGATTCTAGTTTTTATACAGATTTAAATGCAACTTCGCCTAAATGGGTCTTGATGCAAGACGGTTATGAATGGAAAAATAACTGGACACCTAGTACGTATTATGATGTAGGTAATATTGTTCAATGGAAAGCATACGTATATAGAGCATTAACGCCACACACATCTGCTTCAACAACTGCACAAGGTCTTACATATGATAATGCAAAATGGGAATTAGTTGCTAAAGGTTCTAATTGGTTAAACACTTGGTCTGTTAGTACAGATTATGATTTAGGCGATGTTATTAGATATAACGGATATGTTTACATAGCAAGCACCAAACATACATCTGCCGCAACCGAAGCATTAGGACTTGAAGCAAATCAAGGTGCTTGGACACAAATAAGTAAATCAGATCACTGGAGCGGAGATTGGACTTCAGCTACAAGATACAGAGTAAGTGATATTGTCAAATATGGTGGCATTGTTTACAGAGCTAATACAGGACATACAAGCTCTGCTAATTTGAATGCAGATTACGGATATTGGGATATTGTAAATTCTGGTATCGAATATAAAGGTGAATGGACAACTAGCAATAGGTATAAACTTAATGATGTTGTTAAATATGGAGCAACTTTATGGAAGTGTAAAACTGAACACACGTCTAATGCAACACTATTTACATTTGATCAAACTTCCGATCCAGGTACAACTAAATGGGACTTATGGTTACCTGGTTTAGAATATGAAACAGTTTGGAATCAAAATACACAATATGCAAAAGGTGATATCGTACTATACGGTGGATATGCATATACAGCTCTAACAAATCATCAAGGTTCTGTACCAAGTATAAACGGAAAAATCCAAGATACAGGAAACTGGGAATTATTAAAAGAAGGATACAGGCACTTAGGTGATTGGGGTGAAGATAGTTCAGGATATGATTATAATACCGGAGATGTAGTAAGATTAAACGGATACTTATATATTTGTTTATCTGATTCGCATGATGGTGCATCACCTGATGGTTCTAACAAATGGCAAGTACTTGTTACTGGTAGACATCACAGAGGCGAATGGGCAGACAACACACAATACGAAAAAATGGACGTTGTGCTATTTGCTGGTTCAGCATACCTTTGTTCAAAGCAACATATATCTTCAGCTTCAGGAGCAAGACCAGATTTAGATATTGATTATACACAAGAACAATTTTGGACTCTTTTAATTCAAGGTGAAGCTACAAACGTTTTAAGAGAACGGGGTGATTTAAGAACTCATAATTCACAAACAGATAGTTCAATGGCTGATGAACGATTAGCTATAGGACCTGCAGGACAAGTTTTAAAAGCAAACAATCCACTTGATGCAACACTAGATACTGGCGAAATTGCTCAATGGGGTAACTTCGGTGCAATACCAAAAGTATTTTATGTATCTACTACTAGTGGATTAGATATTACTACTAACGGCACTACAGAAGCAGCACCTTTCAAAACAATAAAATACGCATGTGATTTTATTCAAGCAGACTTAAACAATAGAGCACCAGCTTCTGTTTTTATTAAAACAGGGACATACGAAGAAATACTTCCTATTAGTGTGCCTAAAGATGTTGCACTTATAGGAGACGAATTAAGAAGTACATCAGTATTTCCTAAAGCAGGATACGAAACTAGCGATATGTTCCGTGTACGTAACGGATCAGGCGTTAGAAATATGTCATTAAACGGCCTTAGTGGCACACTAGGCGCAGCAAATTCATATGGAACAAAACGTCCTACAGCTGGCGCATATGTAAGTTTAGATCCAGGAACAGGTCCTACTGATACAAGTGTACATATTACGAGTAAGTCACCATACATACAAAATGTTTCAACTTTTGGTACAGGATGTACAGGACTAAGAGTAGATGGTTCATTACATAATGCAGGTTACAGGTCTGTAGTAGCTAACGACTTTACACAAATTTTAACAGACGGTATAGGTTATTGGTGTAGTTATAACGGAAGATCAGAGCTAGTGTCTGTGTTTACATATTACTGTCATGTAGGATACTTAACTGAATTTGGCGGCAGAGTTAGAGCTACTAACGGTAACAATTCATACGGAGATTTTGGATCAGTTGCTGAAGGAGTAAACCCTGAAGAAACTGCAAAAACAGGAACAGTTAACAATAGATCAAAACATGCACAGATTAGAGTTGTAGAAAACAATGGTACTAACTTACTAGCATTTGGATATTCAAATGCAGGAGAAAACTATACAGGAACACCAAGTATCTCATTAACAGGTTCAGGTTACAATGCTAGTTTAGCATTTGAAGAAACAAGAAAAAACGGAGTTAATGAAGTTAGAGTTATAGATCCAGGAGACAGTAGTACACCTGGAGGACTTAATTACACATATATTGTAAATAGTGCTCAATGGGGAGATAGTACAAGTATTAAATTATCAAATGCTGATACTACAGGAACATCAACCGCATATGTGGGACAAAGAATAGTTTTACTATCTGGAGCAGGTGATGGACAATATGGAAGAATAAGTTCTTATAATAGTGTAACTAAAATTGCAACTGTAGAAAGAGAAAGCGACGGAGCTGCTGGATGGGAACATATCTATCCAGGATATCCGATAGAAAGTTCTTTGACTACAGCAACTAGATATGCAATTGAACCTCGAGTTGAAATTACAGAACCTTCTTTTGCATCAGCTAACGTAACAGTTCCTCACAAAGTAGATACTATTACTGCTAATGATATAAACTTTATTATAGCAAAAACTGATTTAATTTCATATTCAGGAAATGCTGGAGGCTCATGGACTACATCATCAGGAAGTATAACTGGTAACTGGACTGAAGTAAAAGCTTCTAAAGGTACTAGTTATGTAATGGCCGTACAAGGCACTACAGAAACAACAGTAGCAGGACTATCTGCGGATAACGGACAAAGCTGGTCAACTACAACTTTATCAAATGGTGCTAATTGGATAGACGTTGCATTTAAGTCAGACAAATGGATTGCAATATCAAGTGGAAGTGCAACAGAAACATCTATTAGTACAAACCAAGGAGGTTCCTGGAGTGCAGGCACAACTATTTCAGGACAGAATAAAAAAATTGAATACGGTAACGGAATATTTGTAATATTACCTGAATCTGGAAACACAGCATTAACATCAACAGATGGTACAACTTGGACAACAAGAACGTTACCAGTAACATCTAATTGGCAAGATCTAAAATATGCCAATGGTAGGTTTGTTGCTGTTGGCGTAAGCGATGCAAAAATAATTTATAGTCTTGATGGAATAACTTGGTATGATGCATATATAGATATCGGAAATGTACAAGATAGTACAACAGGATTATGGAATAACCTTGCATACACTCAAGGTGTTTGGATGTGTTCTAATAGTGTAGATAATACTATTATTACATCACAATCAGGAAGCGTTTGGTCTTCATTGTTAGATGATAGTACAACTAAAGCATTTTTAACAACAGGCGGATATGCCTCAGTTGCTGGCGGACTTACTTCAAGTGGTATGCCTGTATTTGTTGGATCAAAAGGAACAACAGATGCATGTAGCGTAAGCTATGGAGCTAGACCGTTTATGAGAGCAGATGTTGCAGGTTCAAGAGTTTCAGGATTTACAATTTACGATCCAGGTAGTGGATATAGTTCTACTCCTACAGTAACAATACATGATTATCCAAATACTATTGATGCAACCTATACTGTAAAGACAGCGGCAACAGGAATATTAGGACAACCAGTATTTAATAATAGAGGACAAGATTGGAATAAGTCTGCGGCTACTGTTACAGGTAGTGGATACTCTGAAGTCTATCAACAAGGTAAACAGATTGTATTAGAAGGAGTAACAGCCATTCCAGGACCTGGAGAAAACCTTATTATAAGTGGCATTAATGATATTATTTACAAAGTTGTAAGCATAGATGCACAAACTGGTGCTGGCCCTTACGGGTTAACTTTATCAATCGATCCAGAAATTGGTAATGCTGAATCACCTGCACACGGAACAGCTATAGAACTTAGAGAAAATTATAGTCAGATTAGATTAACAGGACACGACTTCCTTGATATTGGAACTGGTAATTTTAGTGAAACAAATTATCCAATTTTATATACAGATGGATATGACTTTGGCGCAGGATCAGAACCAAAACAATTTAACGAAGTTATTGAAAAAGGCGGCGGCAGAGTATTTTATACAGCAACAGACCAAGATGGAAACTTTAGAGCTGGTGAACAATTCTTAGTTGAACAGTCAACTGGTATTATTACATTAAATTCTAGTTTGTTTAACTTTTCAGGATTACAAAGTTTAACATTAGGTGGAATAGTTGTTGGTGGAACAGCCGTTGTTATTAACGAATTTTCAAAAGAACAAACTTTTATTGCTAATTCAAACAATGTTGTACCAACACAAAGAGCAATAGCAGCTTATATAGCGTCAAGAGTAAGTGGTGGTGGATCTAATGCAAGTACAAATGCATTGAATGCAGGACAAATTAAAATATCAACAAGTAATATAGATCAAGCTGGGGGTACAACAATACAGGTACCTCAGAAAATGACTATAAAAGGTGGAGCAGATGGGCATTATTTATCAAGTATGTATTTCGTTGCATAATGATGAAAATGGCATAAATATTAAAAACGGAGCAAATAAATGGCTGAATTTAAACTAGGTAGAATAAGATTTATATGGAAAGGTGACTGGGTTACCTCAACTACATATTATAAAGACGATATCGTCAGATATGGTGGTAATACCTATATTTGTATTAAAGGTCATACAGCTCCAGCAGACTTTACTACAAGTCAAGGAACATACTGGAATAAAATATCCGACGGACAAGACTGGAAAGGTATATGGGTAGCAGGCACAGTTTATAAAGTTAACGATGTTGTTGCATATGGTGGATACTTATATATTGCAAATACAGGACATACTGCCGCTGCAACCAATACTTTAGGATTAGAGCAAGATCAATCTAAATGGGATACTTTTGCTGAAGGATTTAATTATTCAAATGATTGGACAATAAATTATAGATATAAAGTAAACGACCTTGTCAAATATGGCGGTACTGTTTATATTTGTATTACAGGGCATACTTCAGCAGCAACTACAACATTAGGTTTAGAAGCAGACCAAGCTAAATGGCAGATATTTTCAGAAGGGTTTAATTGGAAAAGTGATTGGACAACTTCTTTTAGATATAGAGTAAACGACATTGTTAAATATGGTGGAATTGTTTATGTTTGTATCGAAGGACATACATCTAATGCTTCAGCCGCAAGCGGTTTAGAAGCAGATCAAGCCAAGTGGCAGTTTTCAAATAAAGGTATAGAGTACAAAGGCGACTGGGCAACAGCAACAAGATATAAAGTTAACGACATTGTTAAACACGGTGGCGCAATTTGGATTTGTGTAACTTATCATACTAGTCAAACTAACCTTAGTGATGACGAAGCAAAATGGAATCAGTTTGTAGAAGGTTTAGAGTTTGAAGATAGTTGGGCAGGCGTTACAAGATATCAACCAGGTGACTTTGTTACTTACGGTGGATATTCTTACGTTGCTAAAACAAATAACTTAGGAGCAAGACCAACTTCAAGTCCAAGTGATTGGGATTTATTTACAGCAGGTTTCCGTTTTATAGGAGACTGGGGTGATGATAGTTCAAATTACGAATACTTTACAGGCGATGTTGTTAGGTTAGGCGGATACACATATCTTGCTATTGCAGATAGCTCAGGACAACGTCCACCAAATGCAACTTACTGGCAAAAGTTAAACAGCGGTGTTGCATGGAAAAATGCTTATGCAGACGCTACTTTATACGATGCAGGTGACTCAGTTAGACAAAACACAAGCAGTTATATTTGTGTATTAGCACATACTTCTAATACAGGTGTTAATGATCCAGCTAACGATTCAGGCGGAACATACTGGAATCAACTCGCAGGCGGACCTGAAACAGATGTTCTAACAACACAAGGTGATTTAGTTTACTATAGTGGTTCAGGACCAGCAAGACTTCCAATTGGTAATGCAGGACAAGTTTTAACAGTTAATGCATCAGGAAATGCACCTGAATGGGCATACATAGGAAAAATTAATAATATATTCTATGTGGACACAAATACAGGACAAGACCTGCCAGCTTCAAACTACGGAGTTACTATTGCAAGGCCTTGGAAAACAGTTAGATATGCATGTGAACAAGTTAACTATGGTGCATTAAGAGAAAATGCAGGTTACTTACTAAAACGAAATAGAAACTTTATTGCAGAGGAAGCACTACAATGGGTTAGATATAATGTAGCAAATCCAACAGGAATTTGGGTAGGATATACATGTGATGACGAAGGCAAGTGTCGAAGAGATATAGGATATATTACTGATTCAATAATATGGGATCTTACTCATGGCGGTAACAAACGTTCAAGAGATTCCACAATGACTTTCTTCCAAGCTAACGGAAATCTTCTTGCATCAATTTCAGATGAAGTTGCTCAAACAAATGCTACTATTAACTTTGCAAGAGATTTAATGATTAATAGTATTTTAGCAAATACTGCACCTGCTACAAATTATCAATCAGAGATGAGCTTTACACCAGCACATTCACAAGTTATTGACACAGCTTATACAGCAGAATCAGATGCAAGTACACTAATTACTGCAAATATAAAAATTACTACAGATGCACTTACCGCTGGTGTGAACACTAATGTTCCAGCAGAAAGAATTGCAAACAATAGTATATTTGTAAAAACAGGACAATTTAACGAACACTTACCTATTATTGTTCCAAGAGAAACAGCAGTCATAGGTGACGAACTTCGTGGTACTAAAATTGTAGCGGCATCAGCAGTAACAGGAGCATCAGATGTTCCTAAAAGTATTGCTGCAATACAAAGATTAAAAGCAATTATTAGCGATATTGCTACAAACGGATCTGTTACAAAAACAGCAGGCAACGCATCAAGCCAAGTTACTTCTAAAGTAGCAGGATCTGCAGGAGCAGGGACTGCGGCTAACGGATTATTCCAACAGTTAGAAGATTATATTGATTTCCGTGTTAACGGTGCTAGTGGAGACTCAACTACTCCTACACCAGAAGGAACAAATACACCTACATCAGATACAGGATACTTGTTTGCACAGGAATGTATTGAAGCTAATAGAACTTTCTTAAAAGACGAAGCAGTAGCATATATAAATGCTACATATCCTAGTTACTCTTACAGCGAAGCAGCTTGTAAAAGAGATGTTGATAGATATTTAGATGGTGTAATATATGATTTAAAATACACAGGAAATTACAGAACAATACTAAACGGACGCTACTATGCTAACTCAGTTAGCGGAAATGCTAAAGAAGACATGTTCTATATGAGAAACGGTACAGGACTTAGAAATTGTACTATTAGTGGTTTAGCAGGCGCATTAGGATCTGCTAACGCATACGGAACAAAACGTCCAGATGCAGGAGCATTTGTAAGTTTAGATCCAGGATTTGGTGTTAGTGATACAGATGCTCATATTGTAAGCAAATCACCATACGTACAAAACGTATCAACTTTTGGTACAGCTTGTATTGGTATGAAAGTTGATGGCGCACTACATAACGCAGGTTATGACTCAATTGTTGCAAACGACTTCACACAAATTCTAAGTGATGGTATTGGTGCTTGGATTACAAACTTAGGTAGAGCTGAACTTGTTAGTGTGTTTACATATTACAATCACGTAGGTTACCTTGCAGAAAATGGTGGTAAGATCCGTGCTACAAACGGTAACAATTCATACGGAGATTTTGGATCAGTTGCTGAAGGACAAGATGCAACTGAAACAGCAATTACAGGTACTGTTGATAATAAATCAACAGAAGCAGAAGTTACAAACGTTTTAACAGACGGAAATAATATTTTAACATTAGAATACGTTAATGCAGGTACAGGATATACAGCAGGCGGAACTACAATTACTATAACTGGTGAAGGCTATGGACACGCAATTAATAACCCTGTTGTTACAGCAACTGGCGGTGTTATGGAAGTTAGGCTTACTGACCCAGCTAGTAACTTAGGTGGCGCAGGATATGTAACTGCCGCAGGTGTAGCACAATCTGGAAATACAACTCAAATTGTAATTTCAAATACAGACACCGGTATTAACACAACTTATACAGGAATGAGTATATACCTTACAGCAGGTGCAGGTGCAGGACAATATGGTTATATTCAATCTTATAATTCTGGTTCTAAAACAGCAACAATTTATAAGCACAGTGACGGAACAGCAGGATGGGATCATGTAACAGGAGTTTCACCTGTAGCTGTACTAGATGATACTACAAATTATATTATTGAACCAAGAGTAACATTTAGCGGCGGCGGCGTAACAGCTTATGCAGATATTGCAAAAGGTCGTGTAAAAGTTACAGACGGAAAAATTTCAGAAGTAAGACTTTGGGATCCAGGTACAGGGTATAGTGGAACACCAACATTTACATTAACAGATCCAAATAATACTGTTGATGTGCCTCACGCAGTTAGAACTGGTGATGGAGTACTAAGACAACCAACATGGACAAATAGAGGTACAGCATTTACTACAGCACAAGCATCAATAACAGGCGACGGTCATGCAGATAGATATCAACCTGGTGCAAACATAAGAATTTCAGGTTTAGCATCTGCTCCACAAGCTGGCGCAAACGTGGCATTCTCAGGTATTGCAGGTAAATGGTTTAAACTTGTTAAGACTACAAACCTTATAGGCAGTGGACCGTTTGATGCAACATTCCAAGTTAGCCCAGATATTACAACATCAGAAGCACCAGAACACGGTGAAGCTACAACTGTAACAATTAGATACAGCCAAGTAAGATTAACAGGACACGATTACCTTGATATTGGTACTGGTGACTTTGCAGATACTAACTATCCAGGAAGTCCAGGAGTTAATCCAGATCAAACCAAAGAAACAAATAACTTTGGTGGTGGTAGGGTGTTCTTTACATCAACAGACCAAGATGGTAACTTTAGAGTTGGTGACTTGTTTAGTATTGAACAATCAACAGGTATTGCATCATTAAATGCAGATGCATTTAATATTTCAGGATTAAATCAATTACAACTAGGTTCAGTTGAACTAGGCGGTGATGGTGCAACAATTACAGAATTCTCCACAGACGGAACATTTACAGCAGACAGCGATAATATTGTTCCAACACAAAAAGCTATTAAAACTTATATTACTAGTCAAATAGGTGGAGGACAAGGTGAACTTAATGTAAACAGCATAACAGCAGGTGTAGTGCAGATTAGCGGATCAACAATAACTACAACCACTAATGTTGCAATAAATACATTACAGAAAGTAAACTTTACTAAAGGGGTTGACGGTCATCCGTTGGCCATGAACTACTATCTACAACAATAAACATGGAGAAATAAAATGGCAAGTGGAAGATTAGGAGCAAGCGATGTAGGAGCAGGAGCATATACGACAGTATACACTTGTCCGGCTTCTACGTTTGCGGTTGTGAGTATCAACATATTAAATAGAGGAAATAGCTCTGCTAGTGTTAGATTAGCAATAGCGGACGCTAGTACACCGACAGCAGGTGAGTTCATAGAATATGATACAGAACTTACAGCAAAGTCGCTACTAGAAAGAACTGGTATTGTTATGCAAGCCGGTAAATTATTAGTTGTCTATACAAACGTAGCAAACATAAGTGCAGTTGCGTTTGGAATTGAGACAGCGGCATAAATACAATGACAAAGGAATTATAAAATGGGAAGATATATTAACGCAACTCCAGGTCAAGCATCTACAGTAAGAACTGTAAGCACTACGTACCAGGCACTTGTAAATGATCGAATCTTAGCAGACTGCTCAGGTGGTTCATTCACAATAACCCTTCCTGCCGCAGCAGATACAATGGCAGGTGATGTAGTACAAATTTACGATATTACTGGAAACGCAGCGTCTAATAACATTACCGTCGGTCGCAATAGTTCAAAGATTCAGAATGCAACAGAAGATTTAACAATCAACGTTGCTAACGCTGTTATTACTTTGACTTATACTAATGCAACTTATGGTTGGGTTATTACAACAAACTAAGTGGAGAAATAAGAAATGGCATCGCTATCAACGATCATAACAGCAAGAAATCCGACGTATGAACCGAATGAAAAGAATTTAGAAAAAGGTCAACTTTTCTATTTTACGCCATTGGCGGAACACAGCATATGTCACAATTTTACTTGGAACGCTCCAGGAAATGGTTGTGCAAGAGTAGAAATTTGGGGTGCTGGCGGATCAGGTGCAAAAATGTGTTGCTGTGGGCAGGGTGTTCCAGGTAATCCAGGAGCATATGTTGTAAAATGTTTTTTAGTAGATGGTAGTTCAAAAGTTTGTGGATGTGTAGGTAGCTCGTGTGGTAACGGTGACTCGTTATGTTACAGAGGAAGAAGCACAGGCACATGTGTTTGTTATTTTGGTGCAGCCAGTGATAACACAATTTGTGGTTGTTTATGTGCCCAAGGTGGCGAAGGTGGCACAACTTATTGTTCACCAAGTTCAGGCACTTTTTGTTGTTTTGTAGCAGATGGTAATTTTTGTACAACAGCAATGACAACACCAGATGGATCAGCTTGGGGCTCAGGTTGCGGACTAGCATGTAACACAAGAGGCGGCACAGTAGCGGCAACGCAAGCTAACGCATACGGTGGAGATATTAACTGCCCAGGCGGAATTAGTTGTACAAGTTTTTATAACTGTGATAGTGCAAACCATTGTTATGTTCATTATCACATAAGAACACCAGCAGGTGTACATTCAACACAAGGTGGAATGGTAACGTTCTCAGGCGATAACGATAGTGCTATAGCTCAAGGCGGCACTGGTCATTATCACCAAAGTCATTATTATGCACTACAAGGAATGAAGAGAGACCCATCGCAAGGATTTCATATAATGTTATGTTATTTTAGTAGAATGTGCGGCTGTTATGAAAATAACGGATGTCAGGCTACACCACCACATGGACACGGAGGAGCTCCAACTATGACTTGTAACTCAGTTAGAGATAACGGACAAAGAGGTGGACACGGAGCAATAAGAATTTTATGGCAGGCAGCCGAATAATAGGAAAGAAATTGATATGGCAACACTAGACACATTAATTAACAACAGACTAAACAAATCCTTTCCAATGGAAGAAAGTAATCTTGAAGACGGTGAAATTTATGTTTTTTGTTCAGGTAGAGAATTTGGATGTTTCACAAACTGTTTTGCTTGGTATACACCAGCAGCTGGTACTGCTCTAATTGAAATTTGGGGTTCAGGCGGATCAACAGGATGTCAATGTTGTTGTAACTTTAGTGTAGGTGGCCAATCAGGTGCTTATGCTAAGAAAACAGTAACTATGGCCGCAGGCGGATACGTTTGTGGACAAACAGGTCACCCATGTATGCCTAATGCAGGATTTTGTTATCCAAACTGTTCAATGGCAACCTGTGTATCTATTTGTTTAGGAACTGCTAGTACATGTAGTTGTATGTGTGCTCAAGGTGGTAACGGCGGATTTACAGGATGTCACACAGGTAGTTCGACTATGTGTTGTTTACAACAATGTTGTTTTGCAACAGTAGCTGCACCAAGTGGTGCAGGATCAGGTTGTGGATATGTTTGTGGATGTAGAAATACATATGCAGTAGCAACTGCTTACGGCGGAGATATTAATTGCCCAGGAACGTATGCTTGTGTAGGAACTTGGACTTGTAATACATCAAGTTCTACAAACCATATTCAACACTCAAATGCTATACCGTTTGGGCAGTTTGCAACATGTATGGCAACAGCTATGTCTGGTGCAGACAGTGGTAACTGGTCAGGGCAAGCACAATCAGGACAATTTAGAGCTCCATCGATGAATGCAAAAGGTTCAATTAGTACAGCAAACACACCAAACTTTCCAGGATTTTCAGCTTGTTGGAACTCAAGTAAATTTTGTGCATGTTATGAAACACTAGCTTGTGTACCGTATGTTCCACCAGGACAAGGTGCAACAATGTCACAAGGTTGTCCAGATGTTAGAGATGTAGGATCTCGAGGCGGACTTGGATACGTAAGGATATTATTTAAAGCGACTTAATAGGAAAAATAGATATGGCAACATCATTAGGATCATTATTAACAACTAGATCACAACTTACAGCAAGTGCATCAGAAACCAATCTAATGAAAGGTAGAATCTGGGGATATACTCCACAGAATCACAGTGAATTTTCAGGAGGTGGTGCTAAGTTTTTTGGTTGTCAAATAACAAACGTTGACAGCGATGTATTTGAAGTAGAAGTTGAGATGTGGGGCGCAGGCGGCCGAGGCAACGGATGTATTTGTTGTTGTGGACAAGGCGTTGGCGGTAATCCAGGTGCTTATATAAGATTTACAACACCTATGACACGTTACGGATGGATTTGTACTACAGGTATGCGAGGTTGTAACAGCGGAACCCATTGTATGTGTGGCGGAGCAGGTAACTCCACATGTGCTAGAATATGCCCAGGTTGTGTAGCTGGTGTTAATACATATACATGTACTTGTGCATGTGCTCAAGCAGGTTGCGGTGGCAGAACAATGTGTTTTAACAGTGGAAGTTGGTTATGTTGTGCAGGAGGTCTTGGCTTGTGTTTCACACAAGGAATTGATTTAGATGGTAATTCAGTAGGTGCTGGTTGTGGAATTGTTTGTAATATGGGTAACGGCAGTAATGGCACTCCGACAGCAGGTAACCTATCAAAAGCATATTATATTAATCAAGGCAACCAAATGACAGGTGTTGTTTGTTGCAACGTACCAGATACTAATGTTGCAAAAATGTATGTCGGACATTGTAATCCGTGCTGTTGGAATTGTCATAGACAAATACTTTATACACCAGCAATGATGTACTCAACGTGCGGTGCTTGTTTTCAAGTAGCTCACTCTTGGCAAGATATGTATACATATGCAGGATCACCTTTTGGTAATATGGATGCTGCAACAAACGGTCTAAGTAGAGGACCTACGCTAGGTGGTAGACCAAGTAGTTGTTGGAGCGGTAATAAAATGTGCGAATGTTATGAATGGACTGGTTGTCATCCTTTCTGGAGACCAGGAATGCCATCACCAGCAACATTTCCATGTAATGGTGTTAGATCACATGGATTTACTCCAGGACACGGATTTATCAGAATTACATATTTAGGAGCTATTAAGGTTTAAATAGTATAAATATAACGAAAGGTACTTAATTAAGGAATATAGACATGATAACAAAAACTTTTACACACACTTATCCAAATGAACCATGGAACCCAAGTGTATCCGAAGGAAAAACAGTTGAGGTAACGTGGAAAGGGATAAGATACCACATTTTTAGTAGAGATGCTGACGGAAACTTCTTTACTATTGAAGACTCAGATGACAACTTAGACAGACTTAAAGAAGATTTGTCAAAGCACGAACATGAAGGTCATACGTTTCATATACTAGATGCAATGAAACATCCACATGTAGCGGCTTATCTTTGGGGTGATGATACAATCCCTGCAAAAGATGCATCAGGAGGCATTCCAGATTATAAATTTGAAACACCTGGTGATGATGATGATTATGTGTTCGAATATAACACGCAAAATTTTGTGATGTCTTTGTATGATGGATCAACTCCGCTGAAATATGATGTAGCAAGTGATACATTTACAATGCCATCATTTAACGATCATCCTATTGCTAAGAGTGATATTTTTGATTCATACGATGCAGAAGCGGCAAGAATTGAAGCAGCTGTTGCAGATAGATCCGATGAGTTTACAGCAGCAGAAATTACTGCTATGAATGCTCAAGCTACTTGGCTTAAAGGTGTTAGAACAGCATACGCTAATATTGACACTTGGAAAATTCCACATAAAGAATTAGACTTCACCTGGGAATAATTACAAAAATAAATAATTCATAATTAAGTACAGCCTTTGGTCTCAACCTATAAGTAGTAGTATAATGTTTACTACGAATCCAAAAAGGAAATTATAGATGAGATCAAAGGCTTTTTTTGTGAATGGTGGTTACGGGAGAGTAGTTAGTTCTATTCCAGCTTTTGAATTATATGCTAAAGAATCTGATGACGAAGATTTTGTAATTATTTGCGAAGGCGGAACTGATGCATTCAAAGGACACCCTGACCTAGATCATCGTGCTTATGACAACTGGCACAAAAATTTATTCAAAGAAAAATTAATCGACAAGGATATTATATCTCCAGAACCATATCGTATATGGGAATATTACAACCAAAAATGTAATTTAGCACAAGGATATGACATTGCAATTAATAACAAAGGTTTAAGAGAAGTACCAAAGCCAAGAATGTTTCTTTCAAAAGAAGAAATGATAATGGGCCGACAAATAATAAATCAAGTAAAAGAAAGATTACAAAAAGAAAAAGTAGTAATTATACAACCATTTGGTAGAGGTGTACAACACGTTGATGGTTCTTTTATCGATAATACTGGTAGAAGTATAGAATATAAAGATTTCAAATTGTTAATTAAAAAATTACAACAAAATGATTTTGCTGTAGTTTCAATGGCTGAAATGGGATTTGATTTTAGTAAAGATAAATTACCATTTGATGTTGCTATGCCCGAACAAGTATCATTAAGGCATTGGTCAGCTGCAATTAAATTTTCTAATCATTTTATTGGTTGTGATAGTGTTGGACAACATTTAGCTTACATAATGGATACTCCAGCAACAGTTATATGCGGTCCTACATTTCCCATAAACATTTCTTATCCAGACTGTGACTATTTTAATATTGTTGATCTAGGAATGAAAGACAGAGTATACGATCCAATTAGGATTATGCCAGATGAAACTACATCAAGGCACAATGAAAATTTAATGACAATGAATGACGACATTGTAGAATATGTTGTTGACAGAGTTTTAGGAAAACCTATACCAGAGGATGACAATGAATAAAAATAATTCAACATGGATTGCAGGAATTGCAAGAGGACATAATGCAGGAGTATGTTTATTAAAAGATGGCGAAGTAGTTTTTTCAATTGAAGAAGAACGTTTAAGTAGAACCAAATATGATGGCGGACCGTTAGCTTCAATCGTAAAAATTTTAGAATATACAGATAAATTAGATTATTTAATTGTAGCACATACGCAACCTTTACAGCAAACTGGTCCTACATTAGAGTTTTCAATGGATGACGCCTATACAGGCTTGTGTAGAAAATTAGGATTAATTGATAGACATAATAGAAGTAAACCTCACCCTCAAGTAATTGATGTAGCAATGTATCATCATCAACTACATGCAGCTTGTTCTTTTTATAGAAGCGGGTTTGAAGATGCTGTTGCGGTAGTTATTGATGGAGCAGGAACTTTCATACCAATGTCTGTAAACAGGGAAGAAACGTATGGTTTTGAAACTGAAACATTATTTAATTGTTCTTATCCTGCAAACTTTAGTGAAATTGGTAAACATGTTGGTACGAGAGGTCCCCACCCAGTAGAGTTTATTACACAAAAAAATGAAGCAGGTGAAGATTATGAAATTACAGTTTCAGATCGTGCAGGCATTGTAAAAGTTTACGAAGCAGTTACACAGTATTGCGGATTTATGGCAATTGAAGCAGGAAAGACAATGGGACTATTTCCATATGGTCAAAAGAATGATAAGATTCCAGAATTATTTGATAATATGGGTAGAGTGCCACTGTCTAATAGAAATGTAATTGCACCAACCTATCCTAACGCAGCTTTAGTAAATGAATTTCTTTATACAGAGTTAGCCTCACACGAAATCGACGACGGCACAGAACAAGGTGAAAAAATAGATTTAACTTTACATCAGAACAGGAGAGACCTTGCATATGCTTGTCAAATTCAAACACAACAAGCAGCAAGTAATTTAATTAGAGAAGCTGTAGAACGAAGTGGTAAAAAGAAAGTAGTAGTAAGCGGAGGATATGGCTTAAATTGTGTAGCAAATTATCATTATCTAAAAGATTTAGAAGATTTAGGTATTGAAATTTATGTTGAACCAGTAAGTAATGATGCAGGCACAGCAATGGGAGCTGCATTGCTTATGTATCATAAACTTTCTAATAGCAGTAATGTAAGAGAAAGAAAAGGTGATAATTTATACTTAGGTCCAAAATATAGTTTTACATCACAACAACTAAAATCTATTGCAAAAGAATTTACTGCTGATATAAAAGATAATGTTACTAACGAAGAAGTAGTAGATTTAATTACTTCAAAAAATATTGTAGCAGTATTTCAAGGACAAAGTGAAAACGGTCCTAGAGCATTAGGAAATAGATCTTTACTTTATGATCCAACTGACCCAAACGGAAAAGATCATGTTAACGAAGTAAAACATCGTGAATATTTTAGACCGTTTGCAGGAAGTATACTAGAAGAAGATGCACACGAATGGTTTGATTTACGAGGTATGGACAGTTCACCTACAATGATGTATGCTGTAAACTGTCAACCAGGCATCAAAGAAAAAATTCCTGCTATTATACATGTAGATGATACTTGCCGCATTCAAACAGTAAATCAAGAACAAAACAAAAATTATTATGATCTAATTAAAGCATTTAAAGAAAAGACTGGTTGTCCAATTATCTTTAACACATCATTTAACTTAGGTGGAGAACCGCTAGTTGAAACATTAGATGATGCTCTCAGAACACTACAAAACAGCAGGATTGAATACTTATATTTGCCAGAATACAATACATTATTTAAAATAGAAAACGAATAAATATTGTATAATGTTTAAATTGGATAAATTTTTCAGCAAGGGATTAAAGGATAGTGTGCTATTAACAGGTACTATGTCGCATAACGGCCCCTGGAAACAAGCATACGCAAATACGCTATTAGACAGATTTCATGTATCAGATTTTTCAAGTGCAGAGTATACTATATCAGCTGATTATGATAAAGATAATAAAGAAGTAATTAAAGTACTAGTTACAGCTAGTTTAGATGAAGCTAGTGTAATAGTATACGCAAGAAATAATTTAGGAACAAATTTAATAGACATAACTGCTACAGTTAACCAAAGTTATGTTGATATAACTGTAAATCCAACAGCATCAAAAGAGGGATCTAAAGTAATTTATACTGCACAGTATTATCAAAATCAAAATCCTCAAGTTATCTAACATTTAGATTATGGATAAATATGTTAAAGCCAGAAGGATTATTGAAATATGCCAACAGTTACAAATAAACAGTTAGAATCAGCATTCGGATTTAAAAGTACTGGGTTTACTGTTGATGATCAAGGTAACATTACTGCTAGATCACTTGTAGAAACACAAGGATCAGAAACCTTTGATCTAGCTACTCCAGCAAATTTTACAATTACAGAAAACGGTTCTAATACGGCTTACATTTGGACCCCTGGAGGTGAAAGTGCTAATATCACAATATACAGAGGAGAGTCATATATAATTGACTTGACTTCGTTGACTAATGCATTTTATCTTTATGATGGTGCTACACAATATCATACAGGACTCACACATTCAGATGGAGGTATCGGTTCTACAGCATTAGGTAAAACATCAGGTAGGCTAGTGTTTGCTGTTTCTTCAACGGCTCCAAATAGCCTAACATATAGAAACTTAGCAGGCACTATTACAGGAAACATAAGTGTAGAGGATCCTATAGGATCATTTACTACTGTAACAGTGAAAAGTACAAACGATAGTAATGCAACTAATAACGGAGCATTAATAGTAACTGGTGGTTTAGGCGTAGGGCTAAAATCAAATTTCGGAGGCACTATAAATGCACTAGGCGGCATAAGTGGTGATTTAACAGGATCAGTGTATGCAACCGATAGTACATTATTAGTTGATAGCACAAGCGGAAATATTGTAGGACCAATAAATACTACTACAATTAACAATACTACAATAGGAGCAACTACACCGTCAACAGCCGCTTTTACAACAGCTACAATAGCAAACTCGCCAACAGTTAATACGTCGGCAACAAATAAAAAGTATGTAGATGAAACAGTATCAGCTTTAGCGATAGCACTTGGGACTTAACAGATGGCAAAAACACAAATAAAAGATTATATATTTAAACCAGGCATGAGTGCAACAGGAAACTTATATCCTAACGGATATAGTTTGCTTAATAGTAACAAAGCATATTTACAAGCTGAAACTACTGCATATATTACTTCACAAGTAAATGCAGGAGCAACTGGATTTTCAGGTTACACGTTTGACGTCACAAAGGTTCAAAAAGATATAGGATTAATTATTAACGCTTACTTACATGATTTAAGATACGGCGGTAATCAAGAAACAAGTAAAAATGCAGGTTTTTTCTGGAATGGGGCTACTTCTCAAATATCAGGAACAAGACAAGCTGAAATTAATTATCAGACTGAAGTTAGAAACATAATTAATAATTTTATTTTAACAAATACAGCTCATACTAGTTTAAGTGCATCAAGTCAAGTAATAGATAATAGTAAAACTACTGAAGCAGGTGTTACAGCTAGAATAACAGAACTATCTAATATAATTATTAATGTTATTACAACAGGATTATCAGCATTACCTACACTAGTACTAACAGGTGCAGGTACAATTAAATTTCAAGGCAGGATAGAATTAGAAGACTTATTATTAGTAACAAATACAACAAAAAATGAAATAATTTATAATTTTTCTAATAACGAACTAGGCGGAACAATTTCTCAAGATCAGTATTCTGCAGATACTGATTTTCCAAAATTTTTACAAATTACAGATGCTGTAACAATACTGACACTTAACAAAGATACTTCAGCACAATCTGCAGATGATGATTTACAAATTTTTAAAGAATCAACAGAAATAAGAACTAAACCATATGACTTTGGTGTAGATGCAATTGAACGTATGCGTCATGCTTCACCTTTAGCCATGCTTGATGCTGACTTTGAATATGGACTACAGCCTACGAAATGGTCTGCAATTGGAACACTTAGAGGTTATCCTAGTATCTACGAAGTACCAGGTACAACAACAGATGTTCAAAGTGTTGTTACAGATGCTAGTGATGGAACATCAGGTGTTGGTCAAAGTTTAATTACTGTAACTACAACTGCGCCACATGGATTTATTGAAGGTGATCCTGTAACAATTAAGGCATTAGAAAATTCTATTGCAGGTGCAGCAAGAGCAGAAGGATCGTTTATTATATATACTGTTCCTACTGCATTAACATTTACTTATTATGCGAAAGCAAAAGTAGGAAGTTCAAACGGAGATGTACTTTATACTTCTTATACACAGTTAAGAAAAGCAGGATTTTACACAGGAGCAGCAATTGGTAGTCCGCAAGCCGCTGTTGCTATTCAAGGATTTACTGTGGTATCTCAAGGTGCTTCTGGTACAGTAACTTCTGAAGTTATAACTCCATCAGGAGAAACACGTATTCCATACGATGGAACATCACCAACAATAGGTGCTCCATTAGTACATGCAAGTATACCAACAGGTTCACAAACAACATCAGTAATTGATCAATCAGCAGGAGGTGGATCTTTTTTAACTCCTGAAATTTCTACAGATGTTTCAATAGGAGCACAATCTATTCAACTAGTAGATGCAACTGGTGTTGTACCTAACTTAGCTTTTAACAGAGGCGATGGAGTTGCTACTTACGTTGAAACTGTTAATCAAGGAACTAATGTAATCACATTGTCTAGTCCAACTACATCTGCATTTACTGCTAATACAGCTATATATTCAGGAGTAGCGGCTAATAATTATACACCGATTGGTGCTAGTTTACAAGTTAATATAAGTTCAAATGGTACATTATATACAGCTGGAACCATAACTAATGTAGGTTTAAATTATGCAGTTGGGGACATTGTAAAAATACCAGGAACTAGTTTAAGTGGACAAAGTCCTGCTAACGATTGTTCATTACAAGTAAATTCTGTTGATGCATCAGGAGGTGTTTTAACTTTATCAGTAATATCATCTTCCATACCTTTTGACGGTGATGGTACATATAACGGACTAACTCCTACACCTGACGGTGGAGAAGGAGTAGGTGCTGAATTTACTGTGGTGTTTACAGACGGAACATTTGCAGCAGTAACAAGAACAAACGACGGATCAGGATATATTGTTAACGATAGAATTATTATATTAGGTTCACAGTTTGGTACTAATGGTGTTGACGGAACTCATGATTTAATTATTACAGTATCTAGTGTTGACGGAAGCGGGGCAATTACAGGTACTACACAAACCGGAACAGCTCCCGATGCTGTAATCGATTATGCTGTTACAGACGACAGTACAGAAATGATAATGTCAGCAGCTGGATCACATTTGACGATTCAAAATATTAGTGGTGCGGATGCAAGTAGAACGGCAGGTACATATAATGACGTAGGCGGCACAAGTAATGGTTCAGGTACTGTAGGTACTTTTGATATTGTTGTTGCAGCTGATGGATCAGCAAGTGTAACTGTTAAAACAATTGGTTCTGGGCATACAGCAGGAGATACAATTACAATACAAGATTCTGATTTAGGTAGCGGTGGCGCGGCAAACTTAACATTTGATGTATGGCAAACAGGAAATGGTGCAGGTAATGATGCGGCATTTACAGTAAGAACAAATGGTACAACATACTCAATAATTAATATTACAGCAGGTACTGGCTTTATGGTTGGTGAAACTATTACAGTTCCAGGTAATATACTTGGTGGTGCTACACCAGCTAATGATTTAGTAGCAACTGTTTTAACAGTTGATGGCACAGGCGGACTGCAAGGAGTATCACCTAGCGGAACAGCAGTTAATAGTGCAACTTATACAGCACAGTCAGGAACTAAACTAATTGGTACTGGGTTTATTGCTGATATATCAACATCAGGTGGAACATATAGTATAGATTTTGATAGTCCAGGTGATGGTGGAACAAATTACGGATTGAATCAAACTTTTACAATCTTAGGAACTAGTTTAGGCGGAGCCACACCAGCTAATGATTTAACAATATCGATCACAGGAGTTGTATCAGATGATTCAACTGCTAGAGGCGAAGTTACTTCAGTATCAGTTTCAGGAACAGCTTCTACTGGTACGTTTAGTGCAACGCCAGTATCTGGTAATAATGTAGCAGTAAGTGGTACTGGAGCATTATGGACCTTAACTAGAAGCTCACAAGATTCAACAGGTATATATGAAAATTTTAGTTATATTGGTGGAACAAATTACGTATTTGGAGACAAAGTTGTTATTCCAGGAAACTTATTAGGTGGTGCAACACCAGCTAATGATGTTACTATTATGTCAACTGGCGCGAACTTTGCTACGTTTACTGTTTTATCAGGCCAGCCAGCACAAGCATCTGTACTTAATTTACTTTGTACATTTACAATGACAGAAGCAACAACTGGACAAATTGCAGCAGGAGCAAGCATAAGTTTTGAAGCACTAGCTACACTAGAAATTGACTTTCCAAATGCACACGGATTAGTGCCTGGTAGTAGTTTTATTGTAACTACACAATCAGATGATGGCTCAAACAATCATAACTTAGCTGACGGTACTTTTATTGCAACAAATATTCCAGCTATAGATAAAATTAGATATCAAGCTAGAGCGGCAGGCACGATTGATACAGGTTCAAGCGATATTATTGCCATCGTTTATCCAAAGCCAGATAGTTTCTTTATACATAGACCATTTGACGGAGGAGTGCAGTTAGGTACAGGTGGTCCACAGCACGGTGCTCAAGCAATACGTCAAAGTAAAAAATATATTAGATATCAGTCAGGTAAAGGTATTATGTATACTACTGGTGCTCTATTTGCACCAAGTTACGACTTACAAAGTGTTACTGCTGACGGAGTAGAAGTAGATTCGTTAATAACAATAGTAACTGATGATCACGACCACGGAGTACAAATTGGTGGTATAATTAGATTACTCGGAGTTGAAACAGAAGGATATAATAGTGGTCCTGGATACGGAAACCAGTATGACCCATATTCAGACTATACAGTAGTGCAAGTAACTGATGAACGAACATTTAAAGTAAGAGCAAAACGTAGACTAGGATCTGTTACACCAGATCTAGGATTTAACGCACAAATGAGTGTTGTTACATGGCACGGTGCAACTGTTAGAGCAGGTGTATTTGATGACCAAAATGGAATTTTCTGGGAATATGACGGTGTTAATATTAATGTTGTACAAAGAACAGGTACATTCCAGTTAGCTGGTACTATTGCAATGTTAGCAGACGCAAACCTTATTACAGGTACAAATACTAAATTTACAAAACAACTAAAAGCAGGCGATAGAGTTATTGTTAAGGGAATGACTCACGTTGTAACAAACGTTGCTAGTGATACTAGTTGTACAGTAACTCCAGACTTTAGAGGTGTTAATGATATCAGTGGTTCTAAAATGATGTATGTTACAGATAGAAAAGTAAAACAACAAGACTTTAATATTGATAAATTAGACGGCACAGGTAAGTCAAAATACAATATGGACCCTGCAAAAATGCAGATGATTGGTATTCAATACAGTTGGTATGGTGCAGGTTTTATTGACTATATGGTAAGAGGAGCCGATGGTAACTTTGTATACTGTCATAGAATGAGAAACTCAAACGTAAACACAGAAGCGTTTATGAGATCAGGTAACTTACCGGTTAGGTATGAAGTAACCAATGAAGGACCTCCAGGACAACTAAGTTCAGCAATTGATTCTTTGGTAACTACTATTCCATTAAAAGATGCAAGTTTCTTTCCAACAAGTGGTACAATTTATATTAATAACGAAATAATACAATATGATGGAATAAGCGGAAATAATTTAATAAATTGTACAAGAGGTACGACTTTTGCTAATTTCCAAGCAGGAGCACAAAGAACATATTCAGCAGGCGCAGCTACTAGCCATGTAATTAATACAGGAGTTGTTCTTATATCAAATACTATTACACCATTAATTAGTCACTGGGGTTCTGCATTTATTACAGATGGCGGGTTTGATGAAGATAGAGGTTATATTTTCTCATACCCAGAAACAAACATATCAGTTACTACTATTAAACAAACAGCTTTCTTACTTAGACTAGCACCTAGTGTATCAAACGCTATCATAGGTGATTTGGGAGAACGTGAACTATTAAATCGTGCTCAATTATTACTTAATGGTATTGAAATTACATCAGAAGCAGGTGATGGTAAAGGTATTATTGTTGAAGGAGTTATTAATCCACAAAACTATCCAATTAACCCAGTTGACGTTGGTTGGAATGGACTAGCAGGACTTGCACAAGGAGGACAGCCTAGTTTTGCACAAGTTGCTTCTGGTTCATCAGTTAACTGGAGTACTGGTGTTTCTGCTACTACTGCAAGTGCTACTGCTCTTGCAACAACAACAGCCGCAATAAATTCAGGACAGTATATAGGATATAACAATAGTAGATATATCTATATAGGTGCCGCTGATTATAGATCAACATTTGGAGATAACAGTTTAGATCATGTATTAGGTAGAAATATTTCAGGTACACATATACCCGCTGGTACAGTTATCAACGGTGGATATATTAGTCCAACAGGCAGTTATGGATACTTTTATATAAGTCAGCGTGTAAGTGGTGGTAATATTTCTCAGAACCAAACAGATTACTTTACAATTACTTTGAACTCTGCAGCGGCTAATTCAAACAAAGCATTATTTGATAAAACATCTTGGTTGGCAGCAGGAGCAGCCAACGGCACATCAACAACAGGCGGAAGCGTTACATGGCCAGCTGGTTCATTAGTATCAAGCATATCATTAAAAACATGGGCAGGTACTGAGTACTACGAAGTTATATTTAATAATGCGTTTTCAGGAACTCTTGCAGCTGGTTCAGGAACTGTAGAATTTACATTTGAACAACCGCCGTATGCTCTACCAGGTGAAACAGTATTTTCATTTATTGCTGTTCCAGGCGAACGTTCGTCGTTAGATTTAGGAGATCTAAAAGAAATTACTAATACTCCATTAGGAGGAAGAGGTACGTTTCCAAATGGTCCTGATGTGTTAGCAATCAATATCTATAAGATTGCAGGTACAGCAACTAATGCTAACGTATTGCTTAAATGGGGTGAAGCTCAGGCTTAAGAAACCTCTAAAGAATCTACAAAAGATTTCAAATCATCGTATACTTTAGTTTTTGCTTTAAGTTTTTTATAAGTAAATCTATTGAGTAGTTTTTCTGATTCAACTCCATACCCAGTTCTAACTAGTATAGGTTTTGCACCCATTTTCATTGCAGCTTTAAGATCAGTAATCTTATCACCTACATAGTATCCTCTAGAAAATTTAATACTAGGATGTTCTTTTTCACAACGCTTGAACATACCTGTGTTAGGTTTAGCGTACATATCGTCTTTGCGACTTGATTCACTATAGTACAATGCTTCAATAAATGCACACCCTGCTTCTCCCAACATTTGAAACATTTTTTGATGTACTCTATCAACGTCGGCTTGAGACATAAGGCCCTTTTGAATACCACCTTGGTTGGTTATAATAACAACTTGAAATCCTAATTTTTTAATTCTAGCTACTGCTTCTAAACTTCCAGGAATTGGTTCGAAGTCCTCTGGAGTTGTAACATATGTGCCTAAATCTCTGTTTATAACACCATCTCTATCTAAGCCTATTACAAGTTTAGAATTTCTATCATTGTTATCAATGAGAGTTGGTATGTCTGACGACCACCTAATTATCGGTTGTGGTGTTTCCGTCACTGGTATCTGTTGTTCGTTCACTTTGACTATCTCCGGGAATAATTCTATAATTATCTTCTACTGAGTCAGGTGTACTGACTTCGGTTATGCTACTACCATCTTCTAGTGCTTCTAGTTGATGAGGTTGTAACGGTGGATTATGCCAAGTTTGGCCTTCTATTAATTCTTGTTGATGTAATGTAGCAGTCTGTGTATCGATCCACCTTACTGTAAATTTACCATTGTTTACAAACCATGTTTCATCTTTTTCACGATGAAAATGCATAGAAAATTTATTACCTTTTTTCTCAAATACCATAATTTTACCACAGTACTTGTCATTAGTTGCCCAAATAAGTTCGTAACCCCA